CATATAACTTTTCCTCCTTTTGGCGGTGGTTCTGGTGTACCAGGAGTCTCTTCTCCTTTTAAATAGCTAACTACTTCATTCACAACGTCCTTTATCTGAGATTCAGTTTCGCTTCCTGGTTCAAATGTTCCTTCGATTGGTAAGCCAGTATATGGATCTCTAAGTATCTGTGTTAATCCTTTTGCCGCGTTTATTTTTGCACTTAACTGAGGATTGTCAAATTGTAATGGATTTGCAGCATATGCTTTAATAAGTTTATATTCGTTAGTATCTCCCCATCCAAATTTTATCATTTCTTGCATAGCTTGTCCTGGAGACATGCGAATCTCAGGATCTTTAGATCTAACTCTTCTTACATAATCAGATTTTTTTAATTTAACTGTTTTCTGTACGTTCGTTGCATCTATTTGTCCCTGAGCTATAACACTAAGTCCATCAATTAGTTTATCACCATAAACATTTTTATTTTCTTCCAGAAAATCAAGAACATTACCATATAAGTTTGCACCAGAATCAGGGTTAGTAGCAGCAGTCTTTCCAGCCATTTCAAAAAGAGATTTTGTTATCATAAGAAAGTCTTCTTTTTCTTCTCTTTTTTCAAGAGCTTTTGCCTTCCTATTGCTTTCAACAATACCACCAATCTGAGGTATCCCTTGATTAAAGAACTGATGCCATACGTTTTCTGGTGGTGATTTGAATTGTGCCATTTTACTTACCCTTAAATAGTGTGTCTAGTACCCTTTTCATTTCTGTATTATCCTTTACTCGCTTCTTTAGAAACTCTGGAGTCTGATGCATGTTAAGTTTATTCTGCATACCCTTCCATCGCTTCTGACATCCACCACAGCTTTTATGTTTATTAATGTAGAAATCTGCTAATGTCTTTCCTATCTGCATTAATAACCTCTTGGCATTGGTGGCATTCCGCCGAATCCAGGTGGCTGATACAATGGAGACTGTCCTCCTCCGCCTGAGAATTGACCAAAGTCATAAGGTACTCCTCCAGGCTTTGGTTGTGAAAATTGTCTATTCATTGGTGGTCTTCCGCCACCTCTTGGTGGTCGTCCACCTCCTGGTGGTGAATATAATGGTTTGCTAGGTCGTCCTCCTCTTGGTGACTGTTGTCCTTTAGGCTGTTCCCATGGCGCTACTGGATTGCCTGTACGCATCATATCTCCATAGGGAGCATCATTCAGCCAAGCAAGAAACTCTTGAAAAGGCTGCCGTTCTTGCGCACCCATTCTGTTTAAGCCTTCAGGTCTGTTCATCATGCCTGGCATAAACTCTTGCCCTGGCACACCCTGTACAGGACGATGCTGAGGTCTTCCACCTCCAGGTCCAATTCCTATTCCCTGCCTTCTCATTGCCATTGGATTTGGTGAAGGCATTCTTCCTGGAACGCCTCGTGGTACCTGTCCAAAGCCACCTCTTTGTCCGCCACCATACAACGGTGGTGCTGGACCTCTTTGCATATTATTATAACCTGCCATTATTTTCTCCTTTTAATTAAATTTAAACACATTCACCAGTTATCATATCGCATGTATAACCTGGGTCACATCCAGTATCCCAACAATTTCCAGTAACACCTAAGCCAAAGTCTCCAGCTTGTAAGCCTTCATCGCTACCACTGGCAGGGGTATAACAATCTACTTCAATTAATGCTCCGCCTGATTGCCAAGCTTCCGAATCATAACATACGCCAGATTCCATACGAGGATCTCCTACTTCCCAATCTAGCCAATCTGCAATTAAAAATCCTGCCTGCCCAAATATATTACATTCCATCCCATATCCTGGGCGTAACCAGTCATGATTTGGCTGTTCAATCATACAATCTGGTTCTTGATCCAGCAAATTAGAAACGCCAGTATAGGTATTTAATACATTACTTACACAATCAGCAATATCAGATCCAGTAAGTTCTCCACAATTTGAAAAATCCAAACCTTCAGGATCTGGCGAATTGTCCTGTAGACAGTTAATATAATTTTCACTATTAGGATCACAGTCGTATACCCAATCAACATCACCTTCAAGTTCTTCAGAAATAGCACCCACAGTACAAGAAGGATCGTTTGGATTACTGTAACAGAAATATAACTGTTCCCAGTCTAAATCTCCTGGATCTGCACATCCAGGAAAATCTGGATTTTCTGAACATACTGCATTAATAAGTCCTTCATTTGTTACATAGTCAAATTCTTCTCCTTCTCCCTCTCTTTCTACCACATTTGCGTACCATCTATTATATGCGTCTGCTACTTCCTTTGTCCAGCCTGATCTTCCTTCATATAACATCTTTGCAAGATTCCACCGTGATTGTTCTTCCCCAATATTCGCAGTTTCTGCAGTTTCTTCCATAATTTTTGCTACTGTATCTCTTTGTGCAGTTTTTGTAGCTACATCTTGCCCAAATTCTTCAAAGCCATGAGATGGTGGCAACCCAGTTTCAGCAAGTATATCACCAGCTTCCCTTCTTACTTTTTCTTCCCCAAGTCCTATACCATATACATCTAGCAGGTATTTATTTAATAAATAATCTTCTCCACTTTCCCGATATGTTGGCAATATACCTGCAAATTCTCCATACTGTCCCATTCCTGGGATGTCTGACATACCCCAAGACTGAAGTAATGATTCTGGTGTCCAGCCATATTCTCCTGGCATTCCTCCATATTCTTCTGGCAGGTTTGATAACCAGTCATAAAAACTTTGATTATAATAAGGTGTTAAAGGCATATATTAACTCTCTATGTTGTATACGTTTCATCTGGAGATGTATATATATCATACATTTGTCCCCAATCTACATCACCTGCTAAAACGCACTGTTCCTGCCCATCAACTACTCCAACGCATACATATCCTGGGTCACAGTCACAATATTGTGTTGTTCCTCCTGCTAAGACATTAGCATAACCTCCACTGACAAGATCTTCCCAATTCTGTCGCATCATTTCAACATCTTCTCCAAATCCAAGTTCGTATCCAGCAAGACTAGCAGATTGACCACTTAAAAAATCCTGAAAAGATGCCCTTGATTGCTCTCTTTCTCTTCCTGGCATAACTCCTCCGCCACCACCAGCAAAGGTTTGGCTAACACCACCACCTAAATTCATTTTACGTAAAGCGTCTTGCATACTTCTTCTTTCTGTTCTTGTGCCAGATTGTAATCCTCTAACATCACCAAGAAAAGATTCCCACGATGGTGTTTCTTGCGATATATCATATGTTCCTCCGACCATACCCCAATATTGTGGGGGAAGATGCCTTAAAGCTTCTTCTGGAAGTACATCAAATATATTTCTTCCTCCAAAATAATCTGCTAATTCTCCGTATTCTGATCCAAGTCCAGTTGTTTCACCCCAAGTATCACCACCACCTCTATATTCTGATAATGGATCGCCCAGTGCACCACCACCACCTTGACAGTATTTTAACATTCCAGAGTTCTCATCAATATACATAGTTCCTGGTTCACAATTGTATACAGTTCCTTCTCCGTAAGCTCCTCCTGTATCACCATAATCAGCACCATAATCACAACTACCATCATCAAATTCTGCCATTTCATTGTAATTAAGAGCAGTCGGGTCTGTACAGCCATCTAAGCGTGGGTCTTCGCCTCCTTCCCAGCCAGTTCCACCACTGTCAGGTTCACACTCACCCCATTCCGAGCATGTATAGCCTGGAGGACAAGGGCTGTTTGGGCCGCAAAATTCAAGTGCCATTATTGTTTCCTAACCAAGGAATGGATCGAGTTCTTCAAGGTATTCAAGAAATTCTTCTAGGGAATCGTATTCTTCGTCTTCGCCTAATTCTTTGTACGCGCTTTTTTTGCCAAAAATGTTTAAAGGAGAATCTGCAAAACCATAGCTTTCTTCTTGTGGTGTAAGTCTAAGTATATTCATTAAATCCTGCAAAGCGTCTGTCCACTGAGATGCATCAAAAGCACTTGCGGCTAAATCTGCTTCCTGCTCTGCTCCAAATAAAGCATCTTCGCCAAAAAGAATATCTTGTGTTCTTATATCTGGTGCTTCGCCATATTGTTTTTGTGCCCAGTTTGAACCTGCATATGAACCAATACCACCAAGTGCTGCTAAAATGGTAGGGTCCTGCATCCAATCCTGGTCAAAGTATCCTCCTAAAAGATATGAAGCAATTGGTAAGCCATATCCACCCCACGCTCTGCCTTTTGCGGTTGTTTCTCCTAATCCTTTTTGCCACTCGTTATAGTCTTTTATATTTTGCCGCAATTTTCTTGTACTATCAGTCATTTGCGTACCAAGAAGTGCTCTTGATCTTGCTGGGCTTATATATTCATTTGGCATAATATCCCTCTTTTATGAATGTGTAATTGTGTGTTCAGTTCCTGCACCATCTTGCCAATACAATCTATTATCAGCTTTAGAATATATCTTTGCATAATGTGTATCGGCAGTTGGTGTGGTTGTTTCTTTCAAATTTAATACTCCACCTTCAAGCGTTAAATCTGCATTTGCACTTGGACTTGCAGTACCTATACCAACCTTCAAATTAAGATCATCTATAGTTAGTGCTACATTTGTTCCAACAGCATTTCCTTTACATATTTTAAATTTATCACTATCTCCGCCATCAATACCAACAGTCCATGGTGATGAAGACAATGCTAGTGCATCAGTGTCAAATCTTTTAAAAGTTATATAACTATCGCCAGCAGAACTATGATTGGTTATTACTACACCAGTTCCTCTTGATGATTTTCCTCGTATATCAAGAAGAACTTCTGTTAAACTTGTTGTTCCTGCCTGACCAATGGAACCTCTTTTCCCTCCTACAAACCCTATTGACATTCCTTTTCCTATACTTGCAAATCTTCCAACAAGAATATCTTTATCAAAAGAAGATATACCCTGCCTATTTAATGCTTTATTTTTTCTTGCTGATATACTTCTATCTTCTATAGGAGCAGTTCTAGCTACTACTTTATTTCCAATTCTTCTTTCTAATGCAGTAAAAGACATTAAGCAACTCTCTTATGTATCTGTCTATGTTCAATAGCCATATCATTTATCTCAAGCATCCCAGCGGCTGATGGATTTGTAATTCTAAATCTTATACTTTGACATTCTATTGGTGTAGCTGAATAAAACTTTGAAACTGACCATGCACCTCCTGTAGCAGTTATATTTCCAGTTAAGTTGGTAAAGGATGTTCCTCCGTCTGTAGCATATGAAACTGGAGTTGTTTGTGTTAATGAACTAGTAGGAGTTCTATGAGTTATATAAACAGCAAATACTTTCTTTTTTATTTCTGACTGACCAAGATCTATATCTTTTGTTTTTATATCTATTCCGCCGATAGCTGCATTAAATCTATTTTGACCATAAACTCCACCAATATTATTTGTATTATCAAATGTAAAAAATTTTGCAGAATCTTGTGATGAAGTTAAAGACAAAGAGTTGAATCTATAATGAAGATTTACATTCCAAGGACAATATAATTCAGCTTTCAATGTATGTGAAGCGCTTGTAGATGCAGTAAAAGTTCCAGAAAAATGATTAGGACCATCACCAAAACTTCCGCCAGAACCAATAGATTCATAGTTCCCACCATCTTCTTTTATATACCAAAATATCCATGTAGAATAAGACCAACCAAAATATCCTGCTACAAATTCATATTCTGTGTTTGCCACTAAATTACTTGCAAATTCATATTCAACTCTGGCAATAGTACTATTATTTCCTTCACCTGCGCCTGCAGCATCAAGAGTAATATGCATTCCAGAGTCAACAAATGCTTCTACATCGCCAGTTCCACTTAATTTGGTAACAGTGTATCCATCAACCGTACCATCACCATTATCATTTCCGTCTACTCCGTCGAGAACTGGAGCAAAAGTTCCATTGGTTACTAGATCTGTTGTATCTGCCTGCGAACCAAAAGCAATTCCCCCTAAACCATCTAAAATAAAATTAGTTTTTACTCCATGTGTTTGTTGAAAAATGGAAGAAGATATATGAGATCCAGTCCATGTTTTACTATTAAAATCGTATATATATTGCTTTGCATCGTCAGAACCTAAATCTTCTATTGCCAATAATTGATTTCTTTTTGAAATATAACCAACGCCAATATGTCCAGTTTCAGAAATCCAATCTGTAGATGATATTTTATTTTTTGTTATATTATTTATATCAGATCCAATTGTTATATCTTCGGTTGTAGTAGTTCTAACATCTCCTCCAGTATATATGTAGGCTCCATTATCATTTGCCCACATAATTCCGTCTTGCGTTTCACTTACTTGCGGTGTTTTTTTTACGCCCATTCCTTTGTGTTGTGATTCAAGAAACCATTCTCTTGGATCTTGCGCAGCTATGTTAAGTATATAAAGTGTATTGGTCTTAAATGCTAATAGCCTATCTGCATATCCCATAAGTGCAGTATATTCTTCTGCATCTCCTCTAACTACATCTATAAAATGAGTAGTTCTTGGAAAACAATCAAATCTATTCACTGCTGAATAGTATATTCTATCTCTTTCTCTAAATAAACTTCCTGTTGCTATTCCAGATGATTCATTTTTATAAAGTTGAGTATTTGCTATGAAACATCTTCTGTTGATAATTGCAGAACATTTATATCCTTCGCCTACTGATTGCCCTTCAGAATTAGTTGGATAGTTATTTCCATTAGAGCTACTATCATTATTCGGGTCATCGCATCCTATAGATATTCTTGGTTCGCTTGGAGACCATTCATTTAATGTATAATAAGAATCAACATTAAGAAAAGTAGAAAATATTGGTGTATCTGGCTTATTAGCACTAACTGGAACATAAGGTGTAGAAGAAAATATAGCACCAGTTCCATCCTGTTCTGCAGCCGTTTGAGTAGTCCATGGTGTGGTTGGGTAAATATCATCAAGAGATGCCCTGCATCCTTTCTCAAAATCTATATCAACAAGAAGTACCCATTCATCATTTGATTCGTATTTTCTAAAATAAATTCTTCCGCCTGTAATTCTTGGATTATATCCAGCTGTTACACCAACCGCCAATTGTAATGAGGCATCGGCTCCTGGACTGGTGATAGGGTCAGTGTGCGTACCAACTCGTTCTATAGAAACATTCCCTGATTGAAAAAGTAGTGATTCCTGTATTCCATCATAAATAAATGAAGATGCAAATTCATAGTTAACGGTTCCATCATTAGCCTCTGCAAGACTAAAATCATGATTTCCTCCTTCGTCAGATGCAATATATAAATCAAAACCAGCGCCTGCGGTTGCATCATCAACCGTATCTGCTGCGTATTGTCCAGTAGATACATTGAAAGCAGTAGGCGATTTTATATCATTATCTAAGAAATACCATCCGTTAAAATAATAATCTGTTGTGCTGGCTGAATTAAGAAAATAATTTTTCTTCTGTATAAAACCAAACCATCTATTTTTTATAAGATTTGTGCCTGGAGTATCTGGTTGGATAAAATAATCATACGATGCATTAGATATTCTTAATCCTTCGTCTGCTATATGATATACAGGTTTAAATTCTGTATATTCAATACCAGCAGTGTCTCCTGTATTTATTTTTCCTATCTCTATCCACAATCCAGAGTCTAGAGGAACATGTGCATAAATATTTTCTTGTGCATCAGACATTATATGCCAAATATTTTCACCTGTATAATTAGACCCACTTTCATGTTCAAATTTACAAGCGCCAGAATATGCACCCTGAGTGGGTGATGATCCTACTTCCGCTCCTCCACCAAAGCTCGATTCAAATCTATAAAGTCCATACCCAGCCATCATTGAACTGATAGGAATATCTGGTATAGAATGACTTATACTGGTTCCCTGCAATTTTATAATACCATTTATATCACACATAACATTATCAGCCTTAGACAATTCAGACAAAGATATGTCACGAGGATCAAGAGCTGTATTAAGTCCTCCTTCAAAGGATGGTATATTTAACAGTTGTTTAGGCATTATTTTCTAAGTTCAAAGTGTGGAAAGTCATCAAATTTATTGTCATTCACTTCCCAATCTTGATCCCAATCTCCTCCCCAACGAAGATTGATTCCCATAGACTTTGCTATCCCAAGTACAAAGCCAGCAAATAGATGGAACCTTTCACGGTCATCCCAATCAATAGGATAAGGCACAACATCGCAAGCCATAGAGGGACGTTTATTATGACGACCAAAGGGATATTTAACTTTCGTCTTACCTTCTTCATAATACTTGTTTTGCTTAACTTTATCCCTGTGACCTTCAAGTACAGCACAATCCACCGTTTTGATAACTTCATTGAAAACCTTTTTTAATCTATCATCACAACTATGTAACGCATTTCGAGATCTTGTTCCAAACCTAGGCATTAGACGCTCGCTATAAACATTTCTATATCAACAGTAGAAGCTTCTGCATCAGCCTGAATAGTTGTCAAACTTCCAAAAGCTGTATGAGAAGCAGAATCAGCATTTTGAGTTGCATTAAAAATAAGTTCCATACCAGTGGAATTATCACCACACAATACAAAAGACTGTCCTGCATCAAGCTTAACAGCGAATTCATCATTATCATCATTCGTGAATGTAAAGCAAACAAAATAAGTGTCATCTTTATTAGTGAATCTTATATATCTTACATTACCATCATTCCAATGTCCAGCTGAAGCAACAGCTCCACTAAATGTAGCTATTGTAGCTTCATTAGTTGTAATAGTTAATATTCTCTTACTTATCTCATTGATTGAAGCAAAAGTTTTAGTAATAGTTCCGCCTTGCTGTCTTCCATTTAAAATAATACTTTCTGTTATGGACACGCTAAGAGTTGCTGCAGTTACTGTGCTCGCCATTAGTTATCGCTCCTTAAACCACGCAAAAATTCCTGCAGGGTATGAGATACGCAATTGTCTAGCAAATCTATAAACCAAGGTTCAATAACTTTATTCCAAACTGCTTTGCTCCATTTCCATTTAGCAAGCCCTAAAGTCATGGCTACGCCTGCTGAATACCCTATAAGGCCTGTTTTTGCCTTTATTTTACCGTTGGGAATGCGTTTCAGAGCCCAGGCTGCACCAAGTCCAGCTATTCCACCAACTGTCCACTTGACTGCCCCTATTCCTAATTTTGCAACTATCCACTCCATTATATTACTCCTATTGCTATTGTTATTATTATTACTAGTAATGCCATACCGCCAGTAATCCAACTTTTCCAGCTCTCAAGTCTGGATGTACGACTGTTGAGTTTGCAGAGTTCATTTTCACTTCTTTCCACAATAGTTTCAATTCTCACTATTCTGCTTTTTAAATCTTCTCTGTATTCAGTTACTTCTTGATGGTTCATTAACCTTTCCTTTCAAAGTATATGTTCTACACCAAGTAAAAAAAGGCACTGAAACAGTGACATTTTTACTGTTGTAGGGAAGAATTATTTTAATTGACTTCTTTTTAACCATAATTATGTCATATTAGTTGGAACAATAGCTCTTGCACCACCAGTTTTATCACGTTTTTTCATTCCATACTTTCTAATAGCATCATTCCATCTCTTTTCATGCATTTGCATTATGCCCATTGCATTTGGATCTCTAGATGCTTGATCCATAAATAAACAATACTTCACATAATCAACTATTGCCACATGAAGAGAATTGTCTAAATCTGGTATTTCTTCAATGCTTTGAACTGCTTCTGGTTCTGAATTGTAATGGATAAGTATTCCATCTGTTACAGCTTCTCCTATTGCTTTCCATTTCTTTCGCCAGTTTGATGTTGAATTCACAGTTCCTGTACTATCAAGCTTTGTTACTATTGCAAGTTTACTGCCTTCAATAAACCATACAACATTTTGATCTGGATATTTTATATTACTTGCCATTATTTATCCTATGAGCTAAACGTACTTGAGGAACTTCCACCTGTTGGAGAGTCAAGTATTGATTCATCTAAATCTGACATTGTTACATTCTTATCTAATAATCTTGGAATTCTTATGTAGTCTCCTTCATTATCCATAAAGTCTATTCTGAATACTTTATTCACATCAAGCTTATTACCGCTTGAATCTTTGGCCAGATCTGATAAATCGTACCACATCTGGTCTGCAACTGTAGTAATTTTAGCATACTCAGTTTTAGAGTTATACATTCCAACCTCTACTAAAGCATCATTTATTAAATTAATTACATAGTTTTCAGGTACATTCGGGAAAACCTGCCTAACTCTACTTAAAATCTGTTTCACTGTTATCGAACGAGTAGCCATTACCTAGCACCTCCTTGTTGTTGTTGAGGCATAGAAGGTCTTCCAGTCGCTATTCCTTCTAAAGCTTTTTGATAGTCGCCTTTTAATCCAGTAACAATTGGACCTGTTAATTCTAAATCTTGATCGTGTGCAAACATATATTCTGCAGCTTTTATAGATGCACCGAGTATTACAGCTCTTTCTGCTTCATCTGGGAATACTGCTATTGCAGTACCATTGTATGCAACAGAAGGATATTGTACTTCTGAATACTTACAAGAGCCACCAACTGGCAATACGTCTATAGTATTGTTTTCGATAAAGTATACTGGGTCAGTGATAGTAGCCTTGTTCATATCAGAAGGATCGCTATATCTTCCCTTTTGTTCAGGATTTATTTCTCTGCATGGCTGGTCTACTTCTCCATCGTTTCTAAATACTGTCAAGACTTTACCAGTGTTTAATGTATCTGCAGTTCCAGATGTAAATGTTTGTTGACTGGCACATAGATTTAATAATCTTGGAGGCAAAACATTTATAACTTCTTTTGCCGAGTCCGTGAGCCATTGAGTGGCATGGACTTGATAAGTTTCTGCGGTTGCTGTTGCATCTGTGCTATCAGCATCAAAACCAGTTAAGGCGTGTATTTCAGCTCCAAAATCCCAAGCCATTATGTACTCGCTACAAAGACTTCAACTTGGCCACTATTAGAGCCTGGATCTATTATAATACTTTCAAAATCAGTTAAAGCTGTTACTATACTGGCAGAATCATCGTCTGCATGTGCGCCTTCATCTGG